TTCTCCGCATGTAATTTTTCCACTGATCGTAGAAAACTGTAAACACGTTTATCGTACCCATACACCTTAACCTCTCAAAATTTAAGTTAATTAAAGTTTTTCGTGATTAGTGAATATAAAGTGTTTAACCCCACTTTTTCATATAGGTGACAGGAATACGATTGTTTATTTTTATATTGATTTGAAATTGAATGCAAGCGTTAATCGAGCGGGTCCAGGCTACCGGACACCGCTCGACATGGCCATTATTTACTTTTTAAGAGCTTTCGCCCGTGTGACAGTAAATTCTCTTTTGTTTTTTCGTAACTAATATTTTCTTTCTTAGCTATCTTCTTCACTTCATCATCTGTAATTTTAGCGATCATTGAAGCGGGTTTCCTAAAGCCGTGACTACCCATTGCCCGCAACAGGCAGTAAGTATCAATATCAACGGCACAGGATTTCCATTTGTTTATGTCCATTTGTTTCTCTTTCTATTTGTCGTTAATTTCACCTTCTTGGTACTCTCTGTCAACAAAATATCTAATGAAATTTATTTTATTAGACATATTACCGTTATAAATTTTATCAAAAACCCTGATAAAATCTTCAGTATTAGTACCCCGTAATAACAACGCTGACTTACTTTTTAACGCAGTCTTAAAACGTTCCCATTTAAATCTAGGGTGTTCACTGCATACAGCAAAAGCAGTAATAAATGAACGAGTTAATTTAATGCCGAAATTATTTTTCATAAACATTAAACTCCCTCCTAAATCATTACATCTCTGTAAGTGAGTCATTTTAAACTTACCTTGTTTAAAATCGTTTCTAGTTTCTCTCCACATCGAGTATCCTCCCGCTAATATAAATATTGCACACTCTAAAGGTAGTGAATATTGTTTGGTCATAGCTCGAACTATTTGATAATCTTTTTTACCGTTCTCAATGTGAAAATCTAAGTAACCCCTCATGGACCAATTTTTTCTATTGGCATTCATAATTGCTACATCTAATTCATTCTCAAATGCGCCTCTTATGTATTTAATAGGTTTACCTAATTCCTTACGAGCTTGCAGGGTATGTTGCCCATCCACAACCTCATCATGTTCGTTGATAAAAATAGGAAGATCAAGATCTCTTTTCTTGATTTCTTTTTTTAATCTAGCCACGTGTCCTTTGTCGATTTCACGATTACCTTTTACGGTTTTAAACATATCGTAATTTTTAGTAACGTGTATTACATTATCTTCGTTTTGTTTTTTACTTATTTTAGACATTTATTCTCCATATCTGTGTTAGTTTTTGCATCAATTTCACTTTGGATTAAATCTTGAGCAGTCCAATCGTTTAAAGGATAGACAGCTTGTTCATCTAGCACCAGTGGAATCTTTACAAGTTTGGCCGATTGTTGGTTAAAATGAAGATCAGACCGTTCCATTGGTTGACCATCAATTGTTAAAGATCGAGTTTCTGAAAGTACTTTATCCATTTCAGATACCCAATCATTAAAAGGTTCAGAGATTGCTTTAGGCATTAATTCCTCCTCTTTTAAATTTGTTGACTATTTTTTTTTTCATAAACGTGATAACCTTTTTGTTGTTTGTTTTTTCATGTAAAGATATATAAACATTTAAATGGGATATGCAAGTAAATAATAATATAAGATAGTATAGGATATTATGACAAAATTTATATTAGTAATGTATATGTGCAGTATGGCTACAGGAGAATGTCCTAGTAATCACATACCAGGTTTTAGTTTTACATCTCATATAGATTGTGTAGAAAATGGATATAAAGTTGCTCATAACACCTTTAAATCTCTTAAAGAAATTGAAGAATTTGATAAAGAATACATAGAAAACAACAAAATCGTTATTAAATTTGAATGCCAACAAATAAGAATCCCCGAACCTGTCATGCCTAGAACTAAACCAAAAATAAGTACATAGTTGCAATTACGTCACATTTTGATATATAATATTACATGAAGCAATATCGTATCCAAGTAAAATACAAAAATTTGTATGTCGATGAGATCGTTAGTGCTGAAGATGATAAGACCGCTCTTGAATGTTTGGTAAAGAAGGTTGATTCAGGAGAAGTAATTGAGAAAGAAGGTGCAGGGTTTGAGAATCCTGACATGTTTTTCTTAACCTTCGAAAGGGTAGAACAAAATGCTACAGAAGTTAATATCGGAGAAACTTCAATTGGAGTCCAAGTGGGCAACACAAGCGTTGTCACAGGGTAGAGTTACTACAGACATGAAGTGGATCGACATTGAGATCAAAAATCTTAGAAAAAAGATTAATGATCAAAGCGTAGAAGACGCAAAAAAAGGTCTTCTAGATATAGCTAGCTAGTCTAGTTAAAAAAAAATAACTTTTTGCCTAAGGATACTGCGCTCTAAATTATTCTTTAGCTTCGCCCCAAGATTTTCCTAATGCAATATCAACTTTAGAAGGAACTCTAAGTGTATCAATTGCGTTTTCCATTTTATCTTTAATGGATTTAATATCTTTTTCTTCCTCTATAGAAAAACACAATTCATCATGAATTTGAAGTAAGGGTTTAAAACCTGCTTTATGGCAATCAATCATTGCTTGTTTAGTTTGGTCCGCTGCAGATCCTTGTATCAATCTATTTAAAGCTTTGTAAGTAAAAGCTCTCCTAATGTTGTTTCCATAAATTGCTTTTGCTTCTTCGTAGTTCATTGCTTTATTCATACCAAAAGTAGAAGGTTCCCACATTTCAAATCTACATTTTCTTCCCTTGATTGTTCTTATAAAACCATATTTAGAAGCACTGGACGTAACTTCAACTGCTAATTTTTTTACAAAAGGAACTCTTTCATTGTAAGTATGTAATAATCTTTCAGCGCTATCTTTATTAATCCCAAGTTCTTTCGCTAACTTTGCTTTGCCCATTCCGTAAAATAAACCTAAGTTAATTGTCTTAGCCTGTGTTCTCGATATTCCAGCCATGTCGGCAACAATTTGATGAAAGTCAGCAGACTCATTTTCATAAGCTTTTATAAACTCATCTGCTCCCGCAAATTGTTTTGAAACTGAAGCCGCATAATGAGCAACAAGTCTTGGTTCCTGTTGCGAGTAATCAAAGCTACCCCATTGTTTACCTTCTTCAGGTAAGAATAAACTTCTTATTTTGTTTCCAAATTCTTTATTACGAGCAGGAATTTGTTGGAGATTTGGATTAGAGTATGATAAACGTCCAGACACTGTCCCACCCTGGTCAGATCTTAACTGGTTTATTTCAGAATGGATTTTACCTTTGTGAGTATATCTTAAAACGGAGTCTATAAATGTTGAATGAAATTTATTTATTTCTCTTGCTTCTCTTATTAGTTGCGCTATCGGGTTATCACAATTTATTAACCAGTTTTGGGTAAAGCTGGGTTCTTCAGTTTTCGTTGTCCGTGGGTACTCAACACCTATTCTGTCAAACACTTGCGCTACAGATCTAGCGGCCCAAATATCTACATTAATACTGGTCTGTTCTTTAATTTTCTTTAAGACAATTATTTCTTTTTGTTTAAATTCTTTTTTAATAGCGTGAGCTTTTTCAATATCCACTCTTATTCCACGTCTTCTCATGTCAATTAAAATAGGGAGTAATTCCATCTCCATCTCCCACACATCATGAAGGTCTTGTTTTAAAATTTCCTGTTTAAGTCTATGCCATAATTTTAAAGTTAAGGCCGCGTCTTGCTCCGCATAAAAACCCACGTAACCTGCGGGTAATCTCCACATATCCGCTTTAGGATCTATACCCCACTCTTTAGCTTTTTCATTTAAGAAAGTTTCATTTTTAAGTTCACCTAAATAATCTTTAGCACAAGCATTTAAACTAAAACTAAATCTATTTTCATTTACTACTGCGGCCGCAATCATGGTATCTATAATTTTACCCCTTATCTCAAAACCATTAACAAGTAACCAACCGACATCGTAACTTGCATTGTGAAAAATTTTAGTTGCTGGTAATTTTAAGATGTCTTGCATAAAGGCTGTGGTCATTGCAGAATCCATATTACCCCCTGCGTCATGGGCAATTGGAAAGTACCACTGCTGATCAAAAGCAGCCACGGCAAAACCTACTATATGCCCATCAAATGTGGCCCAACCTGATCCTTTAGTTTTTATGTTTGGATCTTTAGTTTCTAAATCTATTGCTATTTCTTTTGCTTGAGTTAGGTCTGGATATTCTGCGGGGCATACCCAATCAGAATCATTGTATATAAAATTTAATTGATGAGTCATTGTATTTTCCTACTTAGGTTAGCGTCTTCTATTGATACAACTTTTTTAAAAGGGATGTTCATTTCAAACAATGCGCACTCAGAACAATAATAATTATATTCATGAACTATGGCTGCAACCCATTCATCACAACGTTCACACATAATTAATTTATTTTTTCTTTTTTTTGGCATCGTTTAAATGGTCAATTTCTAAATCACAATAATGTTTTATCTTTTCTAAATCTTCTATTGTTTTTCC